TGCTTCATTGAATAGAGCTTCTGTGCCTGAGTTTGAAGTAAATCTGCTCTTCATTGCGAAGATAAGACCAGTTGGACCAGTCATTGGTTGTACACCACAGATGTCGTATGCGATAAGATTTGGCATAGCTCTTCTTACGAGTGATATTAAAATCGGATCCCAGTTTGCTACAGCAGAACCAGTTACGTTTGCAATCTCACCCAAGAACGCTTGATCTTCTTTCGCAGCTTTTTCTTGGTTTTCCAGGATAACAGCAGTTACCGCTTTCTTGTAAGGGTTATCTATTTTTGGTAGATCCGCATGTTCAAGAACCGGTGACCATTTTTCCTGTAAGTTTTGTGAATTAAACATTTGTTTATTCTCTCCTTTTTCTTACTTATTATTTTCCGTAGATATCTCTACTTTGTCCCCTACTGATTGCAGCCGTATAGCGTGACATTGAGTCGCTCAAGTCTACTACTGTGTTACCATCGTTGGAATCTGTTATTGTGTCAACATTTTCAGTTGACGCTGGTGCTTCTTTTGCTACGCCAAAATAACTTTCTTTAATTGTAGAAAGTTTTTTAGAGTATGCGTCTGCACCTTCGAATGCTACATCTTCTACTAGAGATTTCATTTTTTCTTTTTCAGTATCAGCCATTCCTTCTACTGCACTTTCAAAAATTTCGTCTTTAGTGTAACCTTCGATTAACTTTTTGTCAGCTATTGCCTTCTCAGTCATTTCATTAACTTTAGATTTCATCTCTTCCAGTTCTTTTTCTTTCGCTTCTAGAACGTCATACTTTTCATCTGGAACGTCAATGTAATGATCTTCGAATAGAGTTTTAAGACCTGCAATGAAATCCTCTGCGATTTCGCCCTTGATACCTTTTTCGATAGCAAGTTCGTTATCAGTCATCCATTGTTCTACAACATAGTTTAAGTAGTTATCAACTTTTACAGTTAATTCTTCTTTAACAGTTTCTTTTGCTTCTGCTAACTCATTTTCGTATTCACCTTCTAATCTTTCGATTTCAGATTTTACTTTAGACTTAACAGCAGCTTCGAAGATTGTAGCAGCCTTTGTTTTAAACTCCTCAGATAAAGAGTCATCACCAGAAACAAGAGCGTTAACGTCATCTGATACATCAATAGATTTTACTCTTTGATCTACAGCTTCTTTAACTTTTTTCTTGTTTTCTTCATCATCATGCATTGCTTCGTCTTTTTCTTTGTCGTCACCGTGCATTGCAGCCATCACTTTACCATATGAAGCAGCGATATCTGCTTTCTTCATTTTGTTCATGCTGTCATACATTGCTTGGATCATACCTGATTTAGTTTTAGGCATTTCAGCTTCTTTAACTATTTCTTGTTCTGACTCGTCTTCCGCTTCTTCTTTCACTTTTGCCATTGGCTCTGGTGCAGCGGCACCTTTCGTAGGCGCTGAAGAATCTTTTTTCGCTTTTTTTGCGTGATCAGTTGGTGAAGATTTTGCGTCAGGACTAACTACTGCTGGTCCTCCGTCTTGTACTTCGCCATCTGCTTTTACCATAGGTTCTGCTTTACCAGATCCTTTTTTAGGTGCGTCATGCATAGCTTCTTCAACTCCCTGAGGAGTTTCAACGATATCATTCTCGTTTTTGATTTCGTTTGTCATTTGTTATATCTCTCCTAATTTCTATAGAAATTTTGCGTAAAACTATTTATCTTTTTGTGAGTTTTTGCATAAAGTTTTCAAAAGCATTTGCTTCTGCTCTAGCATTTCTCTCTCTAGTTTCACGGTTAATTTGCTCTTGGATTTCAGATACTTCCTTTTCTTTAAGTAAACCATTGTCCCATATCCATTCTTTACCTTCCATTACGCCATTGACGAATGCTTGAGGTGCTGACGGATCTGCAACAATGTCGGCAGCGGTTGCTAAGTAAAAGTCTGATTTTACATAGTTTGTACCACCCTTATTCTCCAGAGAACCCATGCCTCTAGAAGAAACTCCTAGTTGTGCGCCTTCATCTATTAATGATTTGACGATTTTACCGTAAGGTGTATCAGTAATCTTTGCTTCACCAATATAGTTACCTTTGTTATCAGGTTCTAATCTAGTAATTAAGTGTGATACTCTTTCTAAATTTACAGTTGGTCCATCAGGATGTCCTAACTCACCAAATGCTCTCTTACGACTTATAAATTCTTTTCTATAACGATTTACTTCATTTTCAAGAACTTCTTGGGGATAGACACGACCATTTCTATTTTTGATGTTCGCTTGCATAAAGATACCACGTATGTAGTGTTTCTTCGCACCATCGCCCTTGTCCTCAACAATGTATTCGCAATCGTTGATTTCTTCTCTTATTAGTTTCATTTCTTCCCCTATTCGTTAATAATATTTATCTACCGTACCTCTAAAATCACAGTATAACTGTCATTTGATACGAAGTTGTGCGTAGAAAATAAAATATCTCCTGTTGGCGAACTAGCATTATTTGCTATCTGTATCGCCGGTGTTTGTAAATCAATCGTTCCTTGACCTGACAAGAACAATGCTGACGCATTAGTTGTGCCGTCAAAGAGGATTTCAACGGACCCTTTCGGATCCGTTGTATTGATACTATAAATTACTCTTGCAATTTTAGTAGATGATGACGCATGATTTAATGCGCTTGCGTCTACTTTCGTTACAAGACTTTCTCCTGTGCCGTCTGAGAAGTTTGTAAACTTCATAACGGTTTTAGAACCAGATACGTCTGCTATAGTTTGTGATGTAACTGTATCAGCCATTATCTTGTTTGTCCTGAATTGTCATAACCTTTTGATTTAGTTACTTCAATTATTATTGTACCTGTTACAGCACTACCGTTGTTAATTAATATATCACCTGTTACACCAGAACTTTCTGGATTTGTAATCAATGGTTGTTTACCATGATACCCATACTCGCCACTACCGTGTAGTGATATTGCGTGATCGTTTGAACTTGCGTCAAATAGTAATTGTATATCACTTGTTGCCGCTGTTGTGTTCCATTTAATACTTCTTATGTGTAGTGTTGGGTTAGAGGAATGTCCTCTTAATGTACTTGCGTCAACACATACTACATTTGAATTAGTAGCGTTATTGATTTCAAACATTCTTACTGTTCTAGTCGCACTATCTACTAAATTTCTTGCGTTTACTATTGCCATTTTTACTCTCCTTTATATGGTTAGACCTGTTTCTCTAGAGAAATAAGTTTCAATATCTTTTGGTTGTATTCTATGTTTCTTTGCAACATCTTTCAATATCTTAGGAAACATAGTTAATACTTTTTGTGGTGTTTTTGCCATCATAGCAAAAACATCATCTACGCCTTTTTTAACTCTAGGCGATAACTTCTTATAAGTCAAAGAACGTTTGTGTTCGTCTTTTTCTTTAATCGTCAATCTCAGTTGATTGAGTGTTATCATCTGCTTCTGCCTCTGCCTGTTTGGTTAAAAAAGTTCCTGCTAAGTCTTTTCTCTTAGTGTCTAATTCTACGCCAACTTTATCAGATAGAGCAGCCTTAAATTCTTTTTCTGCTTCTACTGTATCGCCTTTGTCTAATGCGTTAATTACATTTCTAGTATTTTCAATACTCATTAAAATCCTCCGTCATCATCTTTTTTTTCATTTGGATCTGGCAACTCGCCAGATGCTATTTCACTTTTAATTTTATCTTTCTCGTCTTCTAACTCTGCGTCAGTCATTTTAAGTATTCTTTTCATTACATAATCTTTAGAGTAAACATCTCCCATCATTCCGTTTTCTTTTACGTTACGATAGATTTCCATTCTTTCTTTAAACATTTCACTTTCTTTTATCTCTGCGAAATATCCGTCATTTACATAATGATACTTAATTGATTGACTTAATGAATTATCCCAATCCTCGACAGTTACAATACCTTTGAGAATAAGTTGTGTTTTGAGTAAGTCATGAAATAAAGTGTTAAATCTATTTCTCAATCTTGAAACAAACTTAGTGAACTTTAATTCGTCACGATTTATCTCAGTTGACCTACCTAACTGTAACCCACCTGCTGCTTCACTATCTAATCTAGAATAAGGTACATTCAATGATTGAAATAATTTCTTTTGAAAGTATTTGATATCATCTATCTCACCTAGATTTGAACCACCAGGTAGTGTAGTTATTTCAGTACCTCGACCGCCTTCACGTCTAGGTAACCAAAAATCTTCTAACATACTCATATATTTTCTGTCGTCTCTAATTTCACCAGTAGAGGCGTCATATACAAGTTTGTTTCTATATCTGTTCATTACATCTTTTAGATATTGTTCTGCCTTTATTTTAGGTAGATTACCTACATCAATGTAAAAAATTCTTCTTTCAGGTGCTCTTGATATACGATAGATAACAACACTATCCTCAATCATTCGCAACTGA